GGACAGGTCCAGCAGACATTGCCTCCGTCGAGCTACTTCTTCAACCCGATGGGTCGCATCACGCTGTTCTGGATGCTTGCCGGCCGTCCATCAAGTCCGAGCGGCTACTACAACGACTACATCGAGGTTAGTTACAGCTATGGCGTGGCAGTTGTGCCGGATGACCTCAAAGAAGCGGCCATGGGCGTCGCGATGAACTGCTACAACTGGGCAACTGCCGGTGGTAAAGAAGTCGTTGCCACTTCAGTTGGCTCATTCCGTCAGCAGTACTCGGGCTCGGTACGTGGAGCCAATGTAGGGCCAACTCCTTACAAGGACACAGCTGAAGCCCACTTCATGACAATCAAGGGTTACGCGATGCAAAGGCTTTGATCATGGAGCCAATGCTGGTCCACAACTGTGACATCGATCGAAACCAACCAGTCGGCACCAACGGCCGCCGTTCGTACACAACTCTGACAACCGGTGTCCAATGCCTCTTTTTGCCTATGAGCGCACAGGCGGCGATTCAAAACGGTTTTAGCGTTGGCTTCGCCTGGGACATCTACTTCCTGGATGGAACCGACGTAAAGATTGGCGACAAGCTAACTCAAAACGGTCAGACCTACATCATCCGCGGCAAGCAGCCATTCGCCAACATGCCACTGGTCAGCCACCTGCACATGACTGCCGAGACGGAGCACGCCAATGGCCAGTAACGGCATCACGTATGAGATCTTCATGGACGCTACGCAGACAGAAGCTGTCCTGGCGCGCACGGCTGAGTTGTTTCCGCGCTACATCAACTCCTGGTTGGTCGAGGCAGGCACATTTGTCAAAGAAGAAGTTAGCAGTCGCGCGCCAGAGGGTGTGGCTGGCGTCAACGGCCAGGGGCTCAAGCACAACATCGATCTCAACATTGATCCGAAGCTGATGACCGCCAAGATCATCCCGAGCGATTCGATTGCCTACGCCGACGCCGTCGAGACTGGCTCACGTCCTCACCGCCCACCCACCGACCCAGACGGCGCTCTCGCGCAGTGGTGCGAGATGAAAGGGCTGAACGTTTACGCAGTCGCCAAGAGCATCGAGCTACGTGGAACCAAACCGCACCCTTACATTGAGCCGACCTACCAGGCAACCAAAGAGCGCGTGGGCGCCATGTTCACCGAGGGGGTGACCCAATACATAGAAAGGATGCAAGCAATATGAGCCAGTACAAAGGGATGAACCGCCGAATCAAAGACGCCCTGATCACCATTTTGAGTGGGATCACCTATGACACGGGCTCAGGAGCCGAGCCAGCGTTTGTAAGCGTCCTGGACAACACCAAGGACGAGTTCGAAGGCTATCCAGCCATCCGCATCCTGCCGAACAACCTCAGCAGCGTCATCGTCACCAATACCCAGAACGATCACACTGTCTCGTTTGCCGTCATCATGCACTTCCCGTTGAACTCACCAGATGAAGTAGAGAGCAGCATCTACAACCGTATGTACGACTTGACTGATCTGATTATCGACACCACCGAGCACTCTGACTATATCGGTCAGCTTTCGACAATCGACGCTAACATCCAGAACTGGCTAATGACCGTCAAACAGGGACGCTGGTATATCGCAAACGGCAAAGCTGGATCACTGTTGCTATGCAATCTAGATATCCAAGTTTCCTATAGCAAAGATGTGTTCTAAATGTTAAGTTGAAATTATGACGGATACAACAGACGAAAAACCAAAGAAAGTAACCGCTAAAAATCTGGTTACGCCAAAGCGGAAGTACTTCAGCCCAACTCGGGGTGAGGTTGAAGCGGAGTCTTTGGAAGACGCTGTATCCCTAGTCGAGGCGCTAGAAGCCGAAGAAACTAATGTGAAAGAAGAAAAGGTAGGTGATGCCAGGTAATCCATTCATTGGAAAAAGAGACTCAATAGGTGTCGGTATTGAAACCACACCAGGAACCGTGGTTGCCCCACAAGCATGGCAACGACAGATGGCTCTAACGCTTGATCCAAAGACGACAGTCGTGCAGAACAGCAGCGCCATGGGGCGCGTGGAAGATATCAATGACTCAGCGGTAACGGAAGAATGGGTTGACGGTTCGATCAACGGCATAGTCTCGGACATCAATATCGGGTACTTCTTAGCCAATATTTTTGGCATCGTCACCCCGACCCTGCACTCATCCGAGACGACTGTCTGGGACAACACCTTCACTGCCACGTCCAGCGCGTTGCCTCCAAGCCTGACATTCGCTCGTTCAAACCCAGCCCGGTCCCAGCGTTTTGGTATGGGAACCCTGACTGACCTTGAGATCGACATCAAGCAGAATGACTGGGTCCAGTTCACCGCAACGGTAACGGCTAAATCTGGCGCCGTTAGTACCGAGACGGTGGTGTACGCCGCCACCAACCACTTCACTTCAAAGCACGTCACTATCAAGACGGCTGCAAACCTCGCAGGGTTGTCTGGAGCTACGGCACTCCAGGCCAAGAGCTTAAAGCTGAAGATCAGTCGAAAAACAGAGCGTTTCACCCCGCTCGGCACAATCGACCCAGTGTCTTTTGACCCGAATGCTTGGGGAGTTACCGGCACCGTGGTTATGCGATACACCGACACGACACTGGAAGACGTTGCTTTCGCTAATACGGCGCAGGCGCTAAGTATCGCCATCGTCAATACGGACGTGACCATAGGAACGGCGACAAAGCCAGCTCTCACCTTCACGGCACCGAAGATCCGCCTTGATCCACAAACCTTGGACAACAAGCTCGATCAGACATTGAGCCAGACGTTCAACTTCCACGCTGAGCTCGATCAGACCGCGGGCTACATGATGCAGGCAGTTCTGACGAACACTCAGAACGGATACGCACATGCCTAGCATTGCGCTTCACAAGCGGGTCAGCTTGGCCGGAATCGCCGACGGCTGGGATGACTGTTTCGCCATCGTCTCATTGGGAACGTATGAAGAAGGTAAAGCAACAAACGAACTGCTCGGCAGCCAAGCAACTGATGAGGAAGGTTACAAGTTTCAGACTGACCTCGTCACCAAACATTTCGTCAGTGGCAAAGTTCTCACCGTCCTGGACGATGGGACCGAAGGCCTCGGTGATCTTACGGTTGAGGATGCTACGACTTACACGCCAATCTCAAACCGACTCTTTTCGGCGATTGTGGGGATTGCCCCCGACCCAAAAGATTTATCGACTCCAACGGTGTCGTCACCGACGAACTAGCCTTCCGACTCTACGAGCAATACGAAGACTACATAGTCAATGAGGCCGCCCCCGCCGAGTCGAATGAAGTCACAGACACCATTCAACGTATTCGCGAGAAGGAGCGTCTCGCCACCTATGCAAAACGCATGCACTTATCTGTTGCTGAGGCCAGGCAGGAGCCTAACGCCGACATTGAGTACGCCCTTTTAATATGGAAGATGGACGCTCAAAGGCAGGCACTCAAAAATAATACAAATTCCTGATTGAACATGACTCAATCGTGTTAAATTGAAACTAAGGAACACATAACTAAATACTGCATGGCATACGCAAATACAATCGGCATCCTAATCGCAGCAAAAGACGAAGCGTCTGCCGTTATTGCCAATGCAGCCCGTAACGCTACCGCCGCGTCGGTGGAAGCCAATAAGACGAGCGCAGCCCTCAGCAAAGTCGAGTCATCGCTAACGGCTACCGGCGCCGCCATGACGAAAAGTCTGACGCTGCCAATCGTCGCTATCGCCGGCGTCAGCGCCAAGATGGCCTACGACTTTGAAAACAAGATGGAGCTGCTGCACACCAATGCAGGCATTGCTCAAAGCGCCATCAAGGGATTGTCGGACCAGGTGCTTCAGATGGCCGGTGAGACAGGCCAAGCACCAGACAAGCTAGCTGAAGGCCTCTATCACGTTGCCAGCGCGGGCAACGGCATTTGGACGACGGCCCAGCAGATGGACATCCTCAGGGTTGCCTCTGAAGGTGCGAACCTGGGTCTCGCCAATCTTGACGATACGACTTATGCCCTCACCTCTGCCATGGCTTCAGGTGTGAAAGGTGTGAGCAACGCTTCTGAAATGATGGCGGTCCTCAACGCGACCGTCGGCGCTGGCGACATGAAGATGCAAGACCTAAACGGTGCACTGTCTACCGGCATCCTTTCAACCGCCGCAACCTTTGGTATTTCGATTCAATCTGTCGGGGCGGCACTTGCAACACTCACGGATAACGGTGAGCACGCGGATGAGGCTGCTACTCGACTGCGCATGACGCTGGCCCTAATGAGTTCTCCAAGCAGTCAGGCAGCTAAGCAGCTGAAAGCGCTCGGGCTGACGGCTGAAGATGCCAAAAATGCGACCAGTGACATGAACAAGATCTTCGCTCAGTCAGGTCTCTCAACAACCAAGCTTGCCGATGATCTTCGCCAGCCAAACGGCATCACGATGGCTATCAAAGACCTGAAGACTCATCTGGAAGCCGCTGGCCTGTCTGCGAGCGAATCTGACGCCATGTTGTCCAAGGCCTTTGGTGGAGGTCGAACCGACGCCGCACTCCTGACGATGCTTCAGAATACGACTCGCATGGACGACAAGTTCAAGGCTATCAACCACGATGCGGGTGAGATGGGCGCGAAGCTCAAAGATCTCGACAACTCAGATCCGCAAAAACTCCGCACCGCATGGGCATCTATGCAGGCATCCTTCATCACGATCGGTACGCAGGTATTGCCCCTCGCAGCTGTTGCCCTAAAAGAGGTCGCTAAGGACGTCTCGGGAGTGGTGACATGGTTCAACCACCTAGATCCAGTTTCCAAGAGCGTCCTCGGCTTCCTTGTAACGACCCTTGCCATCGGTGGTCCGCTGCTAGTTGGTGTCGGCAAATTCATTGGTCTTATCGGTGACGCCAAGATTGCCCTCACATTTATGGGTGAGGTGGGAAGCGGAGCGATAGGTCTGATCACCACTGGCTTCGGCTACGTAACAGGTACCGTCCTTCCGGGCGTCATGAGTTCGGTGACTGGCCTCTTCAGCAAAATCGCCGCTGGCGGCGTGATGGGCGGTATCGCGACGGCTGGAGCCATTGCCGACATCATGCTGGTCTACCAAGCAGTGCAAACGGTAATCGGCGCGATTAACGCAATGAATGCGGCTGCAGATGCTAAGAAGCAGCTTCAACAGATCACTAGCAGCCAGGATGCTCATTTCCTAGAGATCGCCAAGAACCCGATTAAATATGGCGCTCAAGCAACAAAGCTTGCAACGCAATATCTTCACAATGAGGGCTACCCCGGTTACGCCCTCGGCACCAACTTCGCCCCTGGTGGTCTCACCATGGTTGGTGAAAACGGTCCGGAGCTGGTCAACCTTCCAACGGGCTCGAAGGTCACGCCTACTAAACAAACCCAGCAAATGATTGGCCAAGGGGGTGGTACACATCTAACAATCACCGGCGGCATGCACATCCATAACGACATGGATGAGCAGAAGTTCTTGGCAAACCTCGGGTGGAGGTTGTCGCTGCGATGATCGTTTCACTCAACGGCTACGTCTTGAATGATCCGAACAACTCGAACGGCCTCTTTCTAGATGAACCTATCGACGGGCTTGGTCTCCCACCCGTCCGCACCTCCAGCGGCAACTACAGCGGCCGTGACGGTGGATATGTTGGTTCCCAGTTCTACGGAATGCGCCTCATCACACTGACTGGCTTCTTCTTCTCGAGCAGTCCTGCGGCGCTCGAATCAAATCGCCGAGCCCTCGCTGCAGCTATCGCGACGCCAGCGGTCACTATGAACATCACGACCAACGGGGGCAACCA